ACAGGAGTACAAGGAAAAAGCACAGCAGACACGCGAGGTCACCTTACCAAGCGGGGCCGTATTTAAAATCAAAAATATTACAGGCCGGGATTTTGTACGTGACGGCGGCATACCATTAGACACCCTCAATCAACTAACCAGCAGCACAGCCGATGAAAAAAAAGATATTCTCATGAAAAAACTGTCCGCAGAGGACAGAAAAAAACTCTTTGACTATAACGACACCCTGATCACCCGGGCCTGCGTAGAACCTCGCGTAACGCTAAATGGTGAGCCCGGCACCATTGCTATAACAGACATCGTCGACGCAGATTATTATTTCCTTTTGAACGAAATAGTATCACAGAAAGGTGGTGGCGACGCTGTCAAGCAGTTTCGCGAGGGGCAGCCTGATATTGATAGTGGATCAAATAGGGAAGCGATACAGTAAACTACCGACAGAGATACTCGACCTGCCGATAGCGGACATCCAGATAAACTGGCTATGCCTTGAACGAGGACTCAGAGAAGAGGAACGGATAGCAGCGAGGAACAGGAAACATGGCAGCAGATAGGCAATTCAACGTAAGCGTAATCCTCGGACTCGTCGACAAAATGTCGTCGGGCCTGAAACAGATAGACAACTCACTAAATAGCACCACGAAGGTACTCGGATCCATCGCGCTCGCAGGCGTAAGCATTTACACGGTTACGAACTACCTGAAGGACGCGGTCAAGGCGTCGGCACAGGAAGAGGCCGCGCTGTTCAGGCTGCGATTTGCCGTAGAAAAAAGCGGCGTCGCATGGTTAACAGCAGAGAAGCGCGTGCAGGCATACTTGGAAACGACACAAAAACACAGTAAATTTTCAGGCGGCGAACTCATCCCCGGGATACAAAAAATGACCACGTTCACCGGGGACCTTGAAAAGGCGCTGAAACTCACCACGCTGGCCACGGACCTCGCATCATACAAAAACATTGATCTGGCATCTGCAATAACAGCCGTCTCGCAGGCATCGCAGGGCAACCTACGAATGCTCGGTATGCTTATCCCCGGGATGCGCGGACTCGACAAGGAAACCCTCGGTCTGGCAACGAACGCTGATCTGGCCCGGTACGCGCTGGCGCAACTACAGAAAACAGTCGGCGGATTTGCCGAAAAAGAACTGTCGCAGACAGAGGCCCTGATGGCGCAGGCGGACGTAAAGACAGCGAACCTCGCGCAGTCGATGGGCAAAAAACTCGAACCCGCCACACGCGCGATGATAATGATATTCGGCGAATTTATAGACATCCTGCGCAGGACCATAGAAAAATCATATGTGCTCGAGGTCGGCCTCGGATTTCTGGCTGCAGCAATCGTCGCAGCAGGTGTAGCATTCGCAATGGCAGCCCCGCAGGTCGCAGTTATTACTGCGGCAATATTGTTACTATCTGCAGGACTGGTAACGGCATTAGATGCGCTTGATAAATATCTCGACGCACAAAATACCAGCGCAGCGATCCATGCGGAAGTAATAAAGCAGATGAACGAACGGATCGCAAAGAATCAAGATGAAATAAACAGCCTTATAGCAAAACAGATAGCGGAATCAGATGACCAAGCAAAAGTCGATGCATACCAAAAGGAAATAACCAGACTAACAACTGCGAATATAGCGCTTCGCAAACTGGCGCGACAGGAAGAGGTCGATGACATAAAAGCGACTACAGACGAAGCGACTGTTGATACATTGACAATATGGACTGATTGGTATAATGGACTTAATGGAATACAAAAAGCATCAGCAGGCGTCGGAATCGCATTCCTCAATTCCATGAAAACAGAAACGGATGCTGCAATGGAGGAGGCGCTCGCCAAAATAAACGGCTACGCATTAAGATACGATAATGTGTCGTCGATAATGATCAATAGCATACTGCGAACCAAAGAACAGCGGGAATTGATAGACAAAAGGAAATACGAGGAAGGGATAGTAGAGATGACCACGGCATGGGAACGCTATTATTACCAGATGGACGGATATAGTCAAAACTGGTTAAATCAAGCCATTGAAAGTTATTCCAGATATTTCGCATACGTAGAATTCGGCATGGCGACAGTAACAGATTTCATGGACAAGAATTATCAACTCCGAACATTAATAATAAATAACGAAAAAGAGGATGCATTGACAGCGATAGAGGAAAAGTATATAGCGGACCAGAATCGAATAAGCACTACGGTCGCAGACGAGAGGGAAAAGGAAACGCAACTGGCGGAACTGGACCGTACGTATATGAACGATAAAAGCAACCTCGATAAAAAGGCCCGGGCGGATCAACGCAAAGCATATGAGGAGCAGAAAAACTGGTCAAAGAACGCGGCCATGATAGATGGCGCCGTGGCAATTATAAAAACATTCGCAGCCTACGGATTCACGCCTATGGGATGGGTAGCCGCGGCAGCACAGGCGGCCAGCACGGCCATGCAGATAGCGATTATTGACGCGACACGATATGCCACAGGCATAATAGGCGCACCGGGCGGACTGGCGATAGTGGGCGAACAGGGGCCGGAACTCGTGAACCTCCCGCAGGGAACAGACATATTCAATGCCAGCACCACGCGCGGCATGCTCGCGGGCGCGGGCGGAATGAATATCAACCTGAATATCAGCGGAAACTACATAATGAACGAACGGAACGCCGAAGGACTGGCGGATATAATAAGCAACATAATCGTGGGCCGTGTAAAGAAGGAACGGTTAATTTAAAATGGCATTTTATTATAACGTTTTTATTAATGAAACACCGCCAGACAGGCCGATAGGAGGCTGGTATTGGATCAAGCCGTCAATCGGTCAATTATATATTTATATACTCGACGGCTGGAAGCCGATAGCAGGGGATCAGTCATTCGTAACTCCAAGTATAGGCAGTCATTATTATTGTACGATCGAACAGGAATCGGTACCCGGAGGAACGGATAACATCGTCGGTAAAATATGGATAAAAACGTCAATCAATCAGGCATTCATGAAACTCAGTCAATGGCTACCGATAGCAGGCGGATAAAAACATGGCGTCAATGATGCAACTAACTGAAATCGAGCCGGGATACAAAGCGAACGGCGTGGTATGGATTAAGCCTTCAATATCACAGGCATTCATGTACCTGAACGGCGCATGGCGTCCCTTTGCTGGAGGCGAGAGGATATTTACATACAGCGTCCCGCTGACAGTATTCATCCGCGGAATCGACAGGACGGCAAACTGCTACATACGTACCTGCTCAAAAATAGATATTATTTATGAAAAGGTCGACACGATGACAATCGAAATAGATGACATAAAAAATGAAATCGAATTGCGCGAAGGCGACGAAATAATAGTATTTAGAAAGGCCACGGAATCTGAAACGCCGACAATATGGTTCGCCGGACTGGTAGACAAAACCACGCCCCGGGAAATATATTCGGGATCAAGCAAATTTATATATAGCGCAGACTGCGTAGATTACACTAAATGGTTAAGCAAAAAATTGGCCGTAGAAAAGTACACGAATCAGACACTTGACGCAATACTTAACGACCTGCTGACAGATTACGCCGTGGAATTTCACAAAGACACCATACCAGCATCGCCTACGCTGGCCAGCAAAACATTTGATTACAGATATGTCGGCGACTGCGTGCAGGAATTGGCGAACGATACGAATTATTCATGGTACATAGACTACAACAAGAAACTCAACTTTTTCAAAATAAACGACATATCCGCGCCGTACAAACTGACAGAAAGCCTGCTGACAACAGGACACTACCGTGACCTGACAATCGAGGTAAATAAAACGCAACTACGAAACAGGATCTACGTAAAAGGCGGCGTCTATTTAAGCACAATGTACACGCAGGAATTCCTCGCGGACGGCACGCAGCGGTCCTTCCGCCTGAATTATCCGCCCCGGAACCCGATATACGTATATGTTGACACAGGATCCGGGTACGGACCAGCAAAAACTCTGGCAATAGACACGCCGAACGCCTCTGGGGCCGATTTTGTCGTTAATGTGACATATGCATTCATCGCGAATCTTGACTACGCCACGCTGTCGGCCGGACACAAACTGAAGGTCACGTATTTCTACGACGTGCAGGTCCTCACACAGGACGATGACCTCGCCAGCCAAGAGGAAATGCGCGAAATTGAAGGCGGGGACGGCATATACTCGTTTTTATTAAGCGACACAAAGATAACAACGATCGAGGAAGCGCATACCCGGGCGCTGCAGGAACTGACAAAATACGGCACGCCGATAGTACAGGGATCGTTCATAACGGATCAGGACGGATACCGAAGCGGCCAGACATTAACGCTGGAAATGCCGTCATGGGGATTCCCGAATAATCAATACATGATTCAGAAGGTACAATCGCAACTGCAGGGGAGCAATAAATTCTTTTACAAGGTAGATTTTGCGACGCCATGAAAACACTAACAGGATTATTGACGGACCTCGTAGACAAGTCGGAAGCATCGGACACGATACTATCCGAGGAAACGCTGCACACCCTGAACGAACTGGTCGCGGATACCGCGCTGGCGTTATCGGATGCGGCGCCGACAAAGACGGAACGCAATCCTACGACAAACCCATATAAATGGGGCGCAGATGCGGACGAATTTCTGTGGAATGAGGGGCAATGGGAATGAAAAGATTAATACAAAATACGTTAATGCGCATATTCCCGGAACTGTTCGGACTCAAGGGCCGCGTCCGGGTAATTGAACATAACGTGATCACAGGCCAGACAATCGTGCATCCGTGGAAGGATAACCTCATCGTCACCGCGGGCAAGGTCATGGCCCTGCGCAGACTCGGCGGAATAGGATTATACGCGAACGAAGGCCAGATAACATATGGCGCCGTGGGGACCGGGAATACCACGCTGCCTGACGCTGCAGACACGGCAATGGAAACCGAACTGGACCGGGCGCCTATCAGTTATCAGCAGGTAGTCGGGACCATACTAACGCTCCGCGTGTTTTTTTCTACCAGTCAGGCGAACGGAACGCTTAAGGAATTCGCATGGTTCGGGGAGGCGGCAACGGCGGCTGCGGGATCCGGGACCATGTTCAACAGGATAAATATTGATTACACGAAAACATCGGCAGTAACATATACCATAGAACAGGAAATCTCAATAGCATAGGAGTAATAACATGGCAAACAGCAGCGACGTAGCGGCCGGACAAACAGCACAGGCAACGCAATATAACAATTTACGCGCAGACGCACTGAACATCTCGACAGGCCATAGGCATGGTGGAGGGACGGACGAGGGCAATCCTTTATTCGGGATATTGAACATAAATAATCCGGCAACAGGACTAAACTACGCGAATGATACGAACTATCAGGCGCCTCGGGACCTTTTTGTAATAATTCAAAACAACACCGGGATATCAGAGGGATATTCGGGGACATCGAACCCGGCGTCAACGCTTCTCACAAAGACATCGGGAGGCGCTATGTTTCCAGTAAGAAAAGGCGACTGGTGGAGGGTAAAATCTATATCAGGATCGCAGAGTATATACGTAATGTCGATTGGAGGAGTATGAAATGAAAAAAACATTACTCGCATTGTCGGTAATTTTTTTATTTGCGCAGATTTCCACAGCGCAGGTATACAAACAGACATGGAAACAGATGTACGACACACTGACAGGACAAGCCACATTTTACGCAGTAGTAAATTTCTATATTGGAGTAACCACGAATCCCGCAGACTGCTATGTGGCCCTGCTTGGAACAGGGACAGTTCGGGCAAAAGAGGGATATTTTGATAGCATAACATGTCCTGTAAATTCCTTTGATTTAGAATGCCGACTCTCGACAAATACCATAACAAGAATGCTTACAGAAGGAACCCTCGGACAGGTATGGCAAGTATTTACTACATCGCCTTCATGGGGTACATTGTCAGGCTTGGGAATTGATTTAGAATGCAGGGTATCGACAGGAACTTTACTCATAAGAATAGATCAGATGCAAATTGACACTACTACGCTGGCTAATTTTATTTATCAACTTAAAATAGATACGGCCTCCCTTGAGGATGTGAAATTCAGTAGATTCGGTGGTGATATTCAAGGAAATACATATTTTTCTACCGGGACAATCGTGACAATTTGGAATACAGCGAATGATAAATTCATGCAATTTCAATGCTTCGATGACGGAGAAACGAGAATTACTGCGAGTAATGGTGACGTAGTATTCAGCGCATTCGGTGATATTAAATTTAACTGGTCGGATTTACTCGACATTACAAACGTATTCGCAGACAATGTTTATGCCGCGAATATCCAGATAGCGACCGCAACATTAAGACAAATGATCCTCGATGTCGCAAAATCAACTGGAACATTTACATCCGTTATGATAGCGACAACTTCCCTGCAGAATCAACTGAATCAGGTCGCAATTGATACCAGCACGCTTGCGAGTCAAACATTGTCAAACACAAACTCTATCACGCAGATTAAAATAGACACAGGAACGCTGGAGAGTCAAATATCAGCAGAAAATCTGTGGGACAGAGTGGATGTAAGTACAAGAGATTATGTTAGACTTCATACTAATGGAGATGACATCAGACCTAATGGCAGTTCAAATCTCGGTGCTTCCGACGACAAATTCAACAATTTATGGTTGGCTGGTAATTCTAATGTGGCAGGTGCTGTAGTTATTGGTACAAACACAGTCGGAGGATATGCTCTTGAATTATACGACGACATTAGATTCAGCAGTCTTGTTAATATTCCATATAAAATAGTAGGTTATACAGGAGATTATCTTTCTTTTGGAAGTGTGGCGTTTCAACCGTCTTATTGGCATATTAAAGGTAGGAATGCGGCAGATATGGATATGGCATTCGGAGGTAAATGGGCTGGCGGATATGGGGACGACAAGGATGCCTTCAAAATACAATGGACTAAAGATAGTGGTAATGCTAATTATTCAATAGCATATATGCCACAGTTAATATCGGCATATTACTTAAACGGTCTTACCGTAAGCATACCTGATATTGGTTCTGCTACTGAGCCTTGGAATAACCTATATTTGACAAGTTCGGTTTATGCTGATAATGGCTACATAGGGAACATTCAGGAAGCAACGACAACACTAAAAGCGCAATCTGATGCAATAGCAAAATCGACTGGCGCTTTTACATCCGTTTCTATTGCGACGACATCGCTACAAGAACAGATCAATGCAATCTCAATCTCGAGCGGAAGTCAACAAGCGATAATAGATCAGATAAGAATTGATACAGCGACACTCGCGGCCGCAATTACTGAAAACACAAATGAAATTAATCAAATTAAAATAGATACCGCCACGCTCGCGGAAATAATTGATAATGTCGAATCTGATATTTTACAGTTAAAAATAGACACAGGAACGATGGAATCGCAGATAGATTTAATTAAATCTGACATATTACAGATAAACATAGACACCGGGACGATCGAAGCAAAAGATATACAGCAGGACGCAAGACTAAATCAATTACAAATTGATACAACTACCTTAAAAAACATAGCCTTTCAATTGGGTATAGACACGGCCACGCTCCGATCAATATTGAATCAGGTTATTCTCGATACCGCTTCTTTACAAGGCGCAATTAATGAATTGACAAACATACAAAATCAAATAATAATTGACACAGGAACACTTGAAGTCAGAATTGATAATGCCGAATCGAATATTTTACAACTTTCTATTGACTCTGCTACAATTCAATCAATTCTGAATCAGATCAGGCTGGACACGGCTACCTTACAGGGAATATGCAATCAACTAAAAATAGACACGGAAACATTGGCCGGAATTCAGGCACAAATCAGACTGGACACGGCCACGCTGCAGGGACTTGTTTCAAATTTGACATCACGAATGAATCAAGTACAGATAGACACTACGACATTACAATCACAGGCGACATCTAATACAGACAGAATAAATCAACTGCAAATTGATACGACAACACTTAAATCAATATTAGATGCCGTAAAAATAGGGACTGCGACATTGGCCGATATTTGTAATCAACTTAAAATTGACACCGGGACTCTCGCCGGATTACTGACAAATTTGACAAATACAGTAAATCAAATACAGATAGATACATCGACGCTGGCATCTACAGATTTGACACAGACAAACAGATTAAATCAAATGCAGATAGATACAACGACAATAGCAGCCGTAAACACCACGCAGGACAATAGACTCAATCAGATACAAATAGACACGGTTGCATTGGCGGCAGTAAATACCACACAGAATAACAGGCTGAATCAAATACAGATAGATACGGCTACGCTCGCAGCCGCAAATACGACACAGGACGGCAGAATAAATCAGATTCAAATTGACACTACTACGCTGGCTGGACAGGTTTCCACACTAAACGCCATAGGTTATTCGTCACAGACAATAGCCGTAATATTTGGAAGCACAGACGCAACTGCCGGAAATCTTGTAGACTTGACTGCCGATATTCCAATTACTTATAATATGACTTTTAAGGGATGGTGCGTCGACGACAATTTAAGTCTAACTGGAAATTGTCAGATTTCAATCTCTTCAAGGGCGTGGGGCCAGAATTATGGAAGGATCGATGGAACGGATATCCCAAGACTGGCCGGGCAATCAAGTTCATCATCGACAGCATTGTCGGGATGGACAACGACTGCAGGCGCGGGCGGCTGCCTGCGCGTACGTATTACATCAGCGTCAACAGTCAAACAGATTACGCTTGGATTATCGGTCTGGAAACCAAGAGAATGAAACTATTAAAAATAATACTATTGATTGGATTACTTGCTGGAATCGCTTCATCGCAATTCGCCTTGAACCCGGAAAGAGAAGGCGCGCAGTCTTTTTTTATAGGAGGCTGCATTAAATTCAATGATAGCAGGCTGCGTGATGAAATATATGATTTTATTAATCTGATTATTTCAAAACCAGCAGGCAAAATGCACAGAGTTACCAGAAACGATTTTCCTGAAAGCGATATCTACGATATTATATACAGAATTAAAACCACAAAAATTGACGATATACGCCTTATAGTAGACAAACTTGAACAGTTAAGGACTGACGTCAAAATAATTGATATTGCCAGTACGCAACTTTCTTTTGACACGACAAATTATTCAAAAGTAACGGCTTATGATGAGTATATGAAAAAATGAAAAAGATACTTTTTATATTATTATTTTCAGTTAATTTTGCGTTTCCAGCGCCACAGGTATTCATCACGACCGGGACACACGAATCTGCAACTAAAACTGGCGCACTACGATACTGCATAACACAGGCTAATCTGTACCCGGGAAGTACGATCGCTTTCAATATTCCTTTGACAGATATTCGTAAACAGCGCGGAGGAAACTGGGCCTATTTCAGAATATCCCCGGCATCGGCGCTCCCGGATATAACCGCATGGACCTGCATCGATGGCAGCACAGAGAGATTTTACTTGGGAATCGATACGAATCCATATGGGCCTGAAATTGAGATCAGAGGGCCTGCAGGAAGCGCCACTTACGGATTAAGCATAAGTTCTAAATGCAATATAATAGAACTCGCAATAAACGGATTTTCGAGCGGGGATGGAATAGATCTAAACGCAAACTCGGCGTATACGAATATTAAGGGATGTTATATCGGAATCTCTGCGACTGGAACAGTAGCAATACCAAACGGATATGACGGAATATGGCTGACAAACAACGATTCATGCAATAATATTACAATAGGCGGAACTGCTATCGCAGACAGGAATGTCATCAGCGGAAATGATGACAACGGCATCAATGAATTTTATGCTGGCGGACTGACAAACCCTTTTATTTGTGATATCGTCGGTAACTATGTCGGTACTGACTATACTGGACTGTGTGCAATTCCAAATGGAAACGCTGGAATTGATAGCGGTATCGCCTTTTCAGCGGACAGTAGTGGCGGGCATATTGTAAGAAATAATCTTATTTCTGGAAATTATAATGCTGGAATATACTTGGCTGGCAGTGAAACTAATGTTTTGGTAAAAAATAACATAATTGGCGTCGGGGATGATGGCATAACAAAATTAGGCCATATTAATGACGGTGTCGCCGTATTCCAAACAGTTTCTGGAAGCACGATAACAAGCAATGTAATCGCTAATAACAACTATGGTATTCATTTAGATAACGCTGATACGCCAAATCCAGTAAGGATATTTATGTCAAGTAATTCAATTTATAACAACACAACACTTGGAATAAATAATGAAACAGGGACTAATGAGAGAATTACTCCGCCTCTGATACGAGGGGCAACTACTTATAGCACTACCGCATTTATCGAAGGTACGTCATCTGCAACAGCGCGAATTGAGGTATTTATCGCATCTGCAACACAGACGGCTGGACAAGGCAAAATTTATGTGGGAAGTACGACTGCCAGTATCGGCATATGGACGCTTTCTGTTCCGTCAGAATATGTCGGATATATGATAGCAAACAGTTCAGTCACAGCAACGCAATTCGTGTCGAGAAGCGGAACCTCTCAATTTGCGACTAATGTCAGGATTCGACAAGGGGCTGTCCCTGTCTCCGAGGAACGAAGGAAATATTCGCCAAGAATTATAATATATTAAAAAGGGAGGAAGGCAAAATGAAAAAAATTGTTTTATTTATCATCGCTGTTTTAATTACGTCAATGGTTATCGCAGGAACATTGACGTATGACACAGTAAATCAAAAAATTAAAAGAATGATAAAAACCGTTTCAATGACTGCAGGACAAAGGATAGTTATCGTTAAGGCCCCGACAAAGATAACTGGCGGGACAATAATCCTTGACGAAACACTACCAGCAACAGTCAATGCGAACGTAGAATTTAAGGTCAAGTTCAGTTTAATTGATAAATAAAAGGGGATTATCGTGAACGATCTCGTAACTCTTATACAGCAGGTCGGATTTCCGATAGCCGTGGCCCTGTACCTGCTTATACGCTATGATAACAGACTCGGCGACCTTACAAAGATAATGGTCCAGATGGCCACGAACATGGAAATAATAAAGGACCATATTCAAAAAGAGGAATAAATGATGGCATGGATCGGCATACTGCTGCTCATAATAACGGCCCTGTTATTTGATTTATTACAGGTACATCGTAGAAAAAAACAAAACGATATATTATATCGGACATTGCGCGCGACGGAGGAACTTAAAATAGCATTTTTGAATAAATCATACCCGGGAAATGGAACCCGGACAATAAAAACAAGGGAGGAAGGTCATGAAAAATCTGTTGGATTATTTGAAGGGAAAAAGGACATACCTCGTGGCAATCACAGCAATCGTGCTGTCCATAGCAGGTAACTACATCGAAATACCTGATTGGGTATTTCAGGTCCTTCTTGGAACAGGGGCATTGACAATGCGCGACGCAATAAATGGCATAAAGAAGGATTCGAAGGCCATTATTGACGGATCGAATAAAAGATAATTTAACCCGGGAGGAAATATGTATTTAAACGAAAAGGACGCGGGAGTCCTCTCTATAGTTTATTTTATTGTACTATTTGCCATGTTATTGACGGTAATAATGCAGGCACAGCGGATCCATGCCATTAAGGCAGAGAAGGAACTCAAAATAGTGGAATTGGAACAGATCAAGGAAACGCTGGCGCATCCAAAGATTACAAAGGATCCCGAATTCAAAATCGTATACCGGGACCGCCAGATACATATGTCTGCAATGGAAAAAGAGGCACTCGCACAGGAATATGAAATGAAACTCGCCGACCTGCAGGCCCTGATGGATGCGATATGTGATAAAAGCGAGAGGTCATTAGAGATAACAAAAACAGGGAAACAGACATCGGAGCCTGTTTACCCGCCGACAGCAGCGAAGCAAAAACGAATGGCAATAACAGCGGAGGTATTTAACCATGATATGGCGACTCTTGGCGTGGTTTATGAACTTATTCCGAAGTGGGGCCTCTCCCTCGGAATCGCAGCCAGTAACTACGGTAAAATTGGAGGCGCTTGTGTTATCAAATTCTAAAAAATTTGACAAACTCATAGGCTGGACCATAGACAGGGAAGGCCGGACCTGCGACACCGTCCCCGGGGACACAGGCGGCCAGACGAAATTCGGGATCAGCAAACAGTCATACCCGAACGTAGACATACCGAACCTCACGGAGGAACAGGCGCAGGACATCTACTTCCGGGATTACTGGAAGCCGCTGAACTGCGACAGCCACGATGACAAAATGGCGCTGGCCATATTTGACAGCGCCGTGAACTGCGGCGTCGGCACGGTCCGCCTGTGGCTGCCGAACTGCGTGACATGGAGCGACGTTCTGTGGCAGAGGCTACGGAGGTACGTGAACATCGTGCAGAAAAACCCGACACAGCAAAAATTCCTTCTCGGATGGGTAATCAGGACCGTGAAACTGGCCGAATTTAAACCGCCAGCATGATGCCCTCATAATAACCTACCTATAAACCCGCAGTATTCGTCAAGGTAAAAAACTCGCCCTTGAGCAAGGCGGGTTTTTTATTTGCGCCCGGACGGTTCCCGGGAGGTCCGGATTCCCGAAATTCAATAAAAGAATAATATTATTTTACCCCTTGACAAAATAACATTTGTGTGTTATACTATAAGGTAAGAACGGCGGGCCGGAGGCGCCGGGAGGCGCAGGCCAGATAGGAGGCGGCCACGGATGACACGCAGACGAAATAACACAAGCCGCAGCAGGACGGAAACAGTCGTGGTCGAGGGGTATAGGCATATCTACGAAATCGATGCCTACGAAACATATACCCTCGAATGGTACGGACAGGATGCGGACGGAAACAGAGGCGAACAGCGATGGGAACTGGACGACACGATTATCGAGGAAATCAGGCTGAACGGAAAGGCAATAGCGGAGGCCAGTATTCCGCCACGGATCATGGACCTGCTCAATCAAAAAATCGGGGACCACGTATTCCAGCCGGAGGGCGCATGAAGGTAACCTGCGCATGGTGCGGCCAGCCTATGACAAACAAGGAACTGCTGAACGACACGCGGAAAAGCCATGCCATATGCATGGCCTGCGTGAAAAAGCACACGAACTGGTCAAAAATTAACAGGAGGAAAAATGTGAAATCAAGAATTGACTGGCCGAACGCGTGCGGATATTTTCTAATAGCATGGACGGTAATTTTGATAATCGTCCAGACAGTCATGTGGTTAAAAAGATAATATTTTGTACCCCTTGACAATAACAAAAAAATCGGGTACAATATATTATAAAGCGCCGGGACACGGCGAATAGAATTAAGGAGGGACAGATGACAAAAGAATTGGTACCAGCAGCAGAAGCAGGGAAAGCGCTACAGCGGGTAAAATTTGACGACGTCGTGATCACGGTCAATGACGTGCGCGACTACCTCTGCCCGAAGGCGACGCCGAAAGAGATATTCATGGCTATGGGGATTATGGCCTCATACAAACTGAATCCTTTCAAGCGCGAAGTACACCTTATCAAGTACGGCGAAACGCCCGCGCAGGTCGTCGTGGGATATGAAACCTACCTCAAGCGCGCGGAACGGACCGGGAAACTCAATGGCTGGAAGGCGTGGATCGACAAAAAAGAGGGCCGCGCATGCGTGGTAATTCACAGGAAGGACTGGAACCAGCCGTTTGAATGGTACGTGGAACTCGCCGAATTTGACAAGAAGCAGTCGACATGGAAACAGATCCCCGATTTCATGGGGAAAAAGGTCGCGATAGCGCAGGCGTTCAGGATAGCATTCCCGGACGAACTCGGCGGCCTGCCTTACACGAAAGAGGAACACGAGGTATACGACATCGATGCCACGGACCAGTCACAGGCCGGGAAACCAGCGCTGGAATGCGAGGTAAAACCCCTGAATCAGCCAGCAGCAGCCACAGTACCCGAAAAGGCAGCGGAACATGCCCCTGCATCGCAGGAACAGGCCCCGGAGCA